AGTGCATGGCACCCGCATACGCAAGGGCGTGGTGCTGATGTGTGTAAAACCTGAAATAGACACACAGTTTACTATCACAAAACCCCCAGAATATCAGGAATTCGTGCTGGAAGAGGCGGATTTTGATTATTGGGAACAGCAGTGGTGGCGGCGCCTGGAGCTCTATTACTTGACCGCATAAATAGGTAATCGGAGAGTGGAATGGCAATAGTTCAGATATCGCGTATCACGCAACGCAAAGGTCTAAGTGAAAATCTACCGCAACTAGCGGGCGCAGAGTTTGGCTGGGTCATCGACCAGCGCAGATTGTTCATCGGCAATGGCACCATACAAGAAGGTGCTCCTGCCATTGGCAACACTGAAATCCTCACCCAATATTCTGACATATTCGCCATAGCTGGAGCCTACACCTACAAAGGTGAAGCCGGTGGATACACTGTGCAGACCGGCCCCACACCAGGTGACCCCATCGAGCGCACACTGCAATCCAAACTGGATGACATGGCATCGATCAAAGATTTTGGTGCCACGGGCGACGGAGACAGCGACGACACTGATGCTATCAACCGTGCCCTGTTCCAGATGTTCTGCCGCGAACAGAATCCACAGGTGAGACGTAGCATATTCTTCCCTGCTGGTGTGTATCGTGTGACTTCCACCATAAAGATCCCCCCGTTCTGTAAATTATACGGCGAAGGTGCCCGCAGTTCGGTCATATTCTTGGACACCACTGGTGACAGCACGTTGACTGCTACTTATGTGGCCCAGACCGCAGACAGTCTACAGCAGGTCTATCCCAACATCGGCAACAACAATGCCACTGCACCTACCAACATAGAAATCTATGACATGGGCTTCCAGTCCGCAGAAACACTCAACATAGTGTCGATCCAGGAAGCCACCAATGTGTTGTTCCAAGACGTGGCATTCATTGGACCATTGGTGCAGGCCGAACTTGACACCGATGTAGACGACATCTCAGGTGCCACATTCGGATCCACGACAACTTATCCCACAGAGAATATTTCGTTCACGGCCTGCGAATTTTCAGGACTGACCTATGGTTTATCCAGCGATGCTGCCATCTCTGGTATCACTGTCACTGACAGCAAATTCAACACGCTGTATCAAGGTGTGCTGTTGACAGGAACTGGTGCTGGTACTGCGGGCTATATAGGACCGCAGGGTTTCCGCATCACACAGAACTTGTTCGACGCTATCTATGCCGAAGGCATCGAGATCGATGGTGCGCAAAACAACATGTCTGGATTCAACATGTTCCTGGACGTGGCCACCAAATTCCGTGGCGGCGCCTATCCTGCCGCCGACAATTTCAACGTCATACTGATCGACACAGACAACAATGTAAGTTTTGGCGATATGTTTGAGCGTGATTCTTCAGCAGATGAATTAAAAGCACGTATCAATATCGACAACAAAAAAGTCTTTGCCATGGAAGCCGGCGAGAGATATCGCTTTGGCACCTTGGTACAAGAAGCTGGTGTGCTGGTAGACAAAACTGTTGGTAGTGGCACCTTGTTGACATTGCCTGCCGCGCTGGGTTCAGCATTTGAAGTGCGATACAATTTCAAAGATCTAGTAACCACTCAGGTCCGTTACGGCACCTTGGTCATTGTATCTGAAGACATAGATGACAGTTCTACTTTTCCTGTGTCTTTCACTGATGACTATACTGAAAATGGTCCTGTCGGACTCACGCTTTCTGTGAGCCAGGTAGGTTCTGACATCGAAGTCTCTTACACCATCACGGCCAATGGCCGTTTCCGATACGCTGTTAGCACTCTAGGATAACTGTGTGGCCCAACCGGTATGAAGACCGATTGGCTTCTTGGTATCAACTGAGAGAGGCCAACCTCAGCAATGACTTAGATCAATGCCTATTGGCAGTGAATGATTGGTGGCAACAGTGCCCATGGGTTCCGTATTACCTCCACTGGGATGACATGGCCGATTGGCCGGACCCCTGGGATCTTTTGTCCGATAATCATTTCTGCAGTCTTGCAAAAGCACTGGGCATAGTGTATACTCTACATATGATGGCAAGATCAGACATAACCCAGGTGGAAATAGCCGTAAATGGCGAATCAGCGGACAATTTAGTCCTGGTCAATGAGGGAAAATATATACTGAATTGGGAAGCCGGGCAGTTGTTAAATATCACATCACCAGCAGTCAATATCAAGAAGAGCGTGGATTCACGAGCAGTCACAAAAAAAATCAATTGAGGTAGCGATGAGCATACAAATCACAAAGAGAGACGGAAGCAAGGAGCCTCTGGATCTCGAGAAGTTGCATAAAGTAGTATTTTGGGCCACAGAAGGCATCACAGGCGTAAGCGCCAGCGAAGTAGAAATTAAAAGTCACATACAGTTTTACAATGGAATGAAAACCGCAGACATCCAGGAGACTCTGATCAAGAGCGCCGCGGATCTCATCACTGAAGACACTCCCAACTATCAGTTTGTGGCCGGCCGACTGATCTGCTACCATATACGCAAACAAGTATACGGCCAGTTCCAACCTTGGCCAATCCGGCAGCTGGTCGAGAAAAATGTCACCGCAGGATTCTATGACGCGGAACTGCTCACTGCCTACAACGATGATGAGTGGGATCGCATCAACTCATTCATTCGACATGATCGTGATGAACAACTGACCTATGCGGCCATGGAACAGTTCCGTGGCAAGTATCTGGTGCAGAATCGTGTGACCAAGGAGCTGTTTGAAACTCCGCAGATGGCCTATGTGTTGATAGCGGCCACGCTGTTCCAACACTATCCAAGAGAAAGCCGCATGATGTGGGTGCGAGATTATTATGACGCTATTTCCACACATCAGGTATCACTGCCCACTCCGGTCATGGCCGGCGTGCGCACTCCTATCCGTCAATTCTCATCATGTGTGCTGATCGAGACCGCTGACAGCCTTGATTCAATCAATGCCACTTCTTCCAGCGTGGTCAAGTATGTGAGCCAAAAAGCCGGTATTGGCATCGGCGGAGGACGCATACGTGCGTTGGGGTCACCCATCCGCAATGGAGATGCTTATCACACAGGTGTTATTCCTTTTTACAAAATGTTTCAGGCGGCTACCCGCTCGTGTAGCCAAGGCGGCGTGCGCAATGGAGCCGCCACTCTTTATTATCCCATCTGGCACTACGAAGTAGAAGATCTCCTGGTGCTAAAGAACAACAAAGGCACTGAAGACAATCGTGTGCGCCACATGGACTATGGTGTGCAATTCAACAAAGTCATGTATGAGCGACTGTTGACTGGTGGGGATATCACGCTGTTCTCACCGCATGATGTGCCCGAGATGTATGAAGCCTTCTTCACTGATGTGGAACGTTTCCGTGAACTGTATGAAACAGCCGAACGCAACACCAAACTCCGTAAGAAAAAGCTCAAGGCCATCGACCTGTTCACGGCATTCATGCAAGAGCGCAAAGATACCGGACGCATCTATCTCCAGAACGTTGATCACGCCAACACTCACGGCTCGTTCAAGCCAGACTTGGCGCCTATTAAAATGAGCAATCTCTGCTGTGAGATCACCTTACCTACCAAACCACTCAATGATGTGCATGACAAGGACGGCGAGATCGCGTTATGCACACTCAGCGCCATCAACTGGGGTGTGTTCCGTGATCCTGAAGACATGGAACGTGCCTGCACTTTGGCTGTGCGAGGTCTGGATGCATTGTTGAGTTATCAGAACTATCCTATCCTGGCCGCGCAGATCGCCACAGAAAATCGCAGACCTCTAGGAGTGGGCATCATCAACCTGGCCTATTGGTTGGCCAAGAACGATCTAAGTTACAGTGACCCCGGAGCACTGCCTGAAGTGGATCGTTGGGCGCAACACTGGTCATACTATCTCATCAAAGCATCAGCGGATCTAGCACAAGAGTTTGGCGCCTGTCCTCGCAGTCCTGAAACCCGATATCACGATGGCATCTTGCCCGTGGATACCTACAAACGTGATGTGGACGAGTTGGTGCCGCATCGAGATCTAGTGGACTGGAAAGGTCTGCGTCAGCAGTTACAAAAACACGGCATCCGGAATTCTACCTTGATGGCCTTGATGCCAGCAGAGACGTCAGCACAGATATCTAACTCTACCAATGGTGTGGAACCTCCTCGCAGTTATGTTTCCATCAAGCAGAGCAAAGATGGTGTGCTCAAACAAGTAGTGCCCGAATATCGCAAACTCAAAAATAAGTATGAACTGCTGTGGGATCAGAAAAGCCCCGAAGGCTATCTACGCATCATGGCTATCTTGCAGAAGTATATCGACCAAGGCATCTCTGTGAATACATCATACAATCCACAGCACTTTGAAGATGAGAAGATCCCTATGAGTGACATGCTCAAGCACATGATCATGTTCTATAAGTATGGTGGCAAGCAGTTGTATTATTTCAACACCTATGATGGCTCGGGGGAGATCGACGCAGATCGGATGAACAGACAGGAAATCCTGATCGAAGCCCCCGACACTTCGATACAAGCAGATGAAGACTGCGACAGTTGCAAAATATAAAGAGAATAATAAATGAGCGTATTGAATCTAAAAAAGAATCGTGACCACACCAAGAGCTTGGCTTTTCTTGATCCTCAAGGCGGACTAGGCATGCAAAGATATGACACACTGAAGTATCGTCAGTTTGACAAACTCACCGACAAGCAGTTGGGATTTTTCTGGCGTCCAGAAGAAATAGATGTGCTACGTGACTCCAAGGATTTCAAGGATCTCACACCATGGGAACAGCACATCTTTACCAGCAATCTCAAACGCCAGATATTGCTGGATTCTGTGCAAGGTCGTTCACCCAATCTGGCCTTCTTGCCTTTGGTTACACTGCCTGAATTAGAAACCTGGATAGAGACCTGGGCTTTCAATGAGACCATACACAGCCGTAGTTACACACACATCATCCGCAACATCTATTCCGACCCCGGCAAGATATTTGATGAGATGTTGGACATCGAAGATATCGTGACCTGCGGAACAGACTGTTCCAAATACTATGATGACCTCATACAATACTCCACTGCCTATCAACTGTTGGGAGTTGGCCGGCACACTGTCAACGGCAAGACACTGGAAATCACTGAATATGAACTGAAGAAACGACTATGGTTGGCTGTGGCCTCGGTCAATGTGTTGGAAGGCATAAGATTTTATGTTTCGTTCGCTTGCTCGTGGGCATTTGCTGAGTTGAAAAAGATGGAAGGCAATGCCAAGATCATCAAACTGATCGCACGTGATGAAAACGTCCATCTAGGATTCACACAGACTCTGCTTAAACTGTTGCCACAAGACGATCCAGATTACGTGAAAATCAAACAAGAAACACAGGCCGACATGATCACCATGTATGAGTCAGCTGTAGAACAAGAAGAACGGTGGGCTGAGTATCTTTTCCGTGACGGAAGCATGATCGGTCTCAACAAACAGTTGTTGTGCGATTACGTAGAGTGGATCGCCCACAAGCGCATGACAGCCATTGGTTTGCCCAATCGCTATCGCGGCGGATCCAACCCTTTGCCATGGACGGCCAAATGGATCGCAGGTGCTGAAGTGCAGGTAGCACCTCAAGAAACTGAGATCACTTCCTATGTGATCGGCGGCACCAAACAGGATGTCACAGATGCTACTTTTTCTGGTATGAGTCTATGATGTTGACTGTGTATTCAAAAACCGTTTGCCCGTTTTGTGTCAATGCTAAAAATTACTTGAAAAGCAAAGACATACCCTTCGAAGAAATCAACATCGAAAAGGATGAGCAAGCACGCCAGTTCATCCAGGAAAAAGGTCATCGCACGGTGCCGCAGATCTATTTTGAAGGCAAATTATTTGTGGAAGGTGGGTTCCAAGGTTTAAGTAAGTTGACGCGAACGGACATCCGCGAGCGCATGAATCTTACAGACCTAGGAACCATATGAACGTATTCCAAAGAAGCCAAATATACACTCTAAAATTAATCAGCGGTGAAGAAATCACCGCCAAAGTCGTAGAAATCTGCGGCGATGTGATAGAAGTTACCCAACCCATCAGCATGGTCCTGGGCCCACAAGGGCTTCAGATGATGCCCAGTTTGTTTTCAGCAAATCAGGACAAAACTGTGCATATAAATACTGCTACGATAGTGATGCAGGCAGAAACACGCGAAGACGTCAAGTCCAAATACATTGAGGCTACCACAGGAATCGCCACTCCGCCTGCTAAACAAATCATAACAGGATAACATCATGCCACCATCAGTAAGAATCGGAGACCCAAACATAGCCGGGGGTCTCGCAGTATTCCCCGGCGCTCTCAGCGTGCTGATCAACGGTCGTCCGGCCTGCACCACAGGCACTTTAGTCACACCTCATCCTTGTTGCGGTGCACCTGGTTGCGAGATTCATTGCGCCGCTTTGACCACACTGGGCAGTCTTTCTGTGCTGGCCGAAGGCAAACCCATTGTTTATGTTGGGTCACCTGACACCTGTTTTCATCCTCGGGCATTTGGAAGTCTCGATGTTATAGTAGGAATCTAAATGGCCTGCGCAGGCGCACTCACCTCGATCATAATGACTGCGGTTGGCGCATTTATCGCCAACGGAGGCCTCGCAGAAGTGTTTGGTGGAGCACCTGTGGCCGGCGCAGCCGGTAGTGCGGCCGAAGGTTTAGTCACTGTGTATACTCCATCGGGTGAAATCTTTTCCATGAGCACTGCTGAAGCAGTGGCGTCGGGCATCATTGAAAATACTGCGAGCCAATCGTGGTTCAGCGGTCTCGGAGGTCTGGGAGACACTCTCAATTCCATGACCAACAGTTTTTTAGAATTCACTGCGCCCATGAGAGAAGCCTGGAGCAATCTAGCCACCGCCCCGGCCGCAGCCGGCAAACAAGTATTCAATTCAGTTTCTGGAACCTGGGGACCAAAAACAGCACAATTTTTGTCATCGGTCACAGAAGGGGTGTTCAAGACCGCTATCCAAGAAAGTATCACTTGGGCTAGCCAAACTCTTGGGGGCACTGGTACATTGGTCGCAGGGGCGTTGGTTGGCGATCCCAAGATCCTAGGTCAGGCTTTCAATGCTGCCAATTCTTTCGCGCAGACAGCCAATGGCTTTATCAACGCAGCCGAGTCGGCCGGAACCTATCTCAACAAAACCTTCACCAACATGGAAAATACCATCACTGCCGGCGTGGATGGAGTCAGCAAATGGTTTGAAGGTCTGGGCGATGACATCAGCAAACTAGGCAACACCGTGGACTGGGCCAAACTTGATTTCCTTGGCTATCCAGGACAACTGATCGCCAACCTTGAAAACAGTGGAACACTGGGCCCATTCTATGACAAACTGGGCAACATCCAGGTAGATCCCCGCACCGCACAGCAGTTGGGAGTGAACATAACCAATGCTTTATTGGGCCGTGAAGAATTGCGTCTCAAGGATCTCGGCATTGATCTCAATCAGATAGCGCGACAAGGTGCAAATCTGCCCGCCGGCATACAAAAAGAAATATACACAGAACTGACCAAACTCACGCCCACTGAAGTCACACAGGTCAAAGGCATATTGAACAACACACAGGTCGCTGTGCAGAAAGGTCAAGACCTACTTGATCCACAAAAACTTTTTGCCTCCAGCTCCAGCACACTGACCACGCCTATCCGTGTGGGGTCTGTTGGCTTCCGTGGTATCTATGAAGCAAGTGGCAGCATCAATCCTGAACTCAATGACTTAGGAGAAAATCTCAAAGGTATCATACCCGATGACCTGGCAGTGGCCAATTCCGCATTGGGCCGCAGTTTCCTACAGGTCAAGGGTATTTCAAATACCAGCAGTGATTCATTGGCCGCAAGTGTCCTGGAATTGGAAAACCTCAGAGATTTGCCTTTGATAGCCGGTCAGGAAGAATATGTGACCCAACCGGTGATTGACTATTGGAAAAATTACTATGGCGAAGATTTTGGCATACAGTTGACCACTGGCAACAATGGGTCATATGTAGTTTCAGACATCGTGGGATTTGCCGCAGGTTATAATTCAGGACAGCCTCTCCAGGACAATGGCCCGCTGTTGACCAGCCTCAACGCCAATGGTGCCTTTGCGGAATTCACACAAAGCCAGGGCATCTACGAAACCATCCAGCAATTCTGTCTAGGCACATTTGGTCCAACTGCCAACCCCACACCAGTGGATCCGCCCAATGATGATTACCAGATAGAGATCCCTGTGGGATGGGCAGCCGCGGGCATTTATTATGGCGCTACAGGCAATATTGCCTTTCAAGATGCATGGCTAAATGGAATCATTCCTTATACCGCTGTGGCGTCAACAGACATCTACGAAAACTATCCAGATGCGCAAACAGTAAACGCCAACGAAACAATCTGGCAAGAGCAGTATGGCAGAGAATATCTCAACAGACAACGTGCAGATCTCATCGTCACAGATATCAGAGCGTCTGACACAACTGCCATCAATTTTGGACAGTCCTTGCCTCAATTTGGTAGAAACACTGAATTCGGCGGACCGGCCATGTGGTTAGAGCGTGTGGCCAATGCCAACAGCCTAGGAGGGCAGGCCTTGATCGCTGCCATGCGCGAGGGTCGCAATCAAGCTAGATTGGATGATGCAGGCATCAAGACGGACACAGCACTGGCCACAGAACAACCGCAGTTCCCAGGAACGCTGGCGCCGAACACTTTGACCAAAGAAGAAGCCGACGCCCTGGTGATTCGTTCCTAGGTCAGTGGGCACTAACCTACGAAAACCCTACAAACAGTAGGGTTTTTTTGTGGTTGACCAAAAATCGCCATTTTGCTATAATATGAGTTATAGTAAACAACTTGGAGCCACAGTATGTCTAAGAAACACTTTGAACTACTCGCCAAATACATCGATTCTATCATGGATCCGCATTGCCGTTTGCAAGCGGCTATCGCGGTGGCATCTGCTTGTAAAGAAGCCAATCGCAGATTTGACTCGGATCGATTCTTTGCCGCTTGCAACATCGGCGCCGCCGAGGTCAAATAACATGGCCTATCACGTTTTCCGACACAACCAGGACTATGGTCCACGATCGGGGCTGGAAGGTCCGTTCCACTATCCCAATGGCCGGGTGCTGTATTATGATCCCAAGGCCGGTGAATACTGGGATCCACGCACAGATTTTTATGTGCCAAGAGATGAAGTCGCTGAATTACAGCAAAGCATTTTTGATCAGGTGGCGGCATGACACAACGAGATGTCACCTTATCGATCACGTTCACACTGGATGACATCGAGGTGCTCCAGCGCATCTGGAATCGGTATGGTTATGTCATGGACGAGACCGGCATCATCTCTCACATATTAAACGAATATGAAATGAAGACTGCTGACAGTCTAAATACAAAGGTAAAGGCATGACACAGGCACGCGATTGGCACAATGATGAATTCAATGGATTAAAAGTGGCGGCAGATTGGATACAAGATCTCGAAGGCTCAGACTCTAGGCTACACAAAGAAGCAGTGATCGAAAAGGCTCTGGTAGCGGCTCGATTAGGGTCGGCAGGGGCGCAGTGTTTTTTATACAACTGCTACCTGACCTACAATCCTTATTTCGTCTATGGTGTGAAGAAGGTTCCAGAAACCCAAGGACTCACAGGAAAAGACAATCCCTGGACTGAGTTCTGGGCTCTCACAGAAGGCCTCCGAACCCGTAGCATCACTGGCAACAAGGCACGTGATAGGATCGACGAACTGGCCGGTCGTTTTGACTCAGACGAGTGGAACGGCCTGGCCCGTCGTGTGCTGATCAAAGATCTCCGCTGTGGTATTTCAGAAAAGACCTTAAACAAAGTGCTGGGTAACTCGGAATGGAAGATACCGGTGTTCACTTGCCAACTGGCGCAAGACTCGGGCGATCATCCGGCCAAGATGAAAGGTCGAAAACGTATCGAATGTAAACTGGATGGTGTGCGTGTGCTGGCAGTGGTCAGCGGTAGCACAGTGAACCTCTACAGCCGCAACGGCAAACCCTTTGACAACTTTCCGCAGATCGCTGAAGCCATAGAAGATTGCAGGGCTGTGTTCCGTCACGGACTGAACTCAGGTGGTAGATTTGTGTTGGATGGTGAGATCGTGGGAGAGTCATTCCAGAAACTCATGCGTCAAGCACATCGTAAAAGCGATGCCCAAACTGATGGCATGGTTTATCATATCTTTGATATCATTCCTCTGGAAGATTTTGAGCGTGGGTTCTGGAACGCACAACAGCACAAGAGACTGGACATACTTAACCGGGCAATGGAACCGCTACAAGAGCAGACCGATTGCCTCCGTATCATGCCCGGACTGGAAGTGGATCTCGACACCGGAGAAGGTCATGACATCATGGATCGATTCGCCCAAGATGCTGTCACGGCCGGCTATGAAGGTATCATGATCAAGTCGGTGGATGCGCCCTATGAGTGCAAGCGAACGTCTTTTTGGATGAAGTGGAAACCCACCATAACAGTGGATTTGGAAATCGTGGGTTTCGAACAAGGAACTGGTCGCAACGAAAAGCGATTGGGTGCTATAATTTGTGAAGGAGATGACAATGGCAGAAATATTCGTGTTAATGTTGGCAGTGGTTTGTCTGATAGCGATAGGGATGACTTCTGGACCGCTCGCGATGACCTACTTGGTCGATTGGTTGAAATCCAAGCGGACGCAGTCACACAAAACCAAGACGGATCATACTCACTGAGATTTCCACGATTCGTGAGATTCCGTGGGTTTGAACCTGGAGAAAAAATTTGAATCTGATGATTTGGTTCGCAGTGGTCATATTATCAATGGAGTCATTGATATCTGGCAACGGTGCGGCATTGGTGGCCGGTTTGACACTGGCTGTAATTGGTATTGTCGTGGAGGCAAGACGAGCATGAGACATATTCCCCGTTCTGAGTGGTGGGCTTACATCAAATGGCGCATCCGTAAAATGTTTGCCCGACAGAGATATGAAGTTTAGGATCTATTGGCGCATACTGAGCCCGTGGTTATTGATTCCAGCGGCCTTGGTGGCCGTTCCCGTTATTGTAGCCTGGATGTGGATACGTCATCCCCGTCAGTGCTTTGAGGCATGGCGTAACGGCAAAGGAATCTATTGATGATAGAACTCGATATACGGCTTCGCAATCCATGGCCGCCAAGGCCTTTCCGCAATATTGCCTGTTGGTCTTGGCAGATGTTCCGCAATAAAACCTTTGAATTGCAGTTCAGCCACTATGCATTTAATTGGCTAGAAGCCAAACTAGATCTCAACTGGCGACAGACTGATCATGCAGGTCCGTGGCTCATGATCAATGTTTTTGGGTGGACCATGGATGTCAGGATCTATGATCGTCGTCATTGGGATGATGTTACCAACACCTGGAGAGATGATGCAACCCTGTAAAACTGACTATTATACCTGTTCGTGCCATTCGGCCGAGCACACTTTGAGATTTGACTATGACCCTGATGATGGTGAACTCTACACCACGGTGTATCTGCTTGCATACAGACCCTGGTATCAGCGTGTGTGGTTGGCTGTGAAATATGTGTTTGGACGCAATCGCCGCTATGGTGACTTTGACTGTTTCACTTTGGATCCTCGAGATCGCGATCGTTTCGTGAACATGGCAGTGACGTTCCAACGATTCCATGATCGCAACAGCACAGCGGTGTGATGCGAGAAGTTTGGCTAGATGACGGCGGTATAGGATACGAGCAGGCTGGACAGCGTTTTGAATCAGCGCATCGCTGGGCCAAAAAAAATTGTGTCAGTTATCAAAAACATGAGGTAGTAGACGTGACGGATGTGTCTCATACCCATGATTTGATCGCTCGGTATTTGTTCCGTGACGAACGGGATGTAATTATGTTTGAATTGAAATGGTCCTGATGAAAGCATTGGAAGATCCCGATCTCTCTGCTGAACAAAAGCAGTTACTTAATGAAATACAAGGCATCCGCTATGTTGTGATCAACAAACAACATGGCGGTTTTGGTCTCAGTCCAGACGCTATCAAACGCTATTTAGAAATCAAGGGCATAGAATACTACGTCGAGGAAAATGATCGATTTGGTGGACTCGTAGGACCCAAACACTGGTTGGTGCCCAAACAACAGCAACTACAAGAACCTGATGCTGAAACTTGGCATTCGATGACCATGGCCCAAAGACAACAGCATAATCAACTCTATGATCAACAGGTATTTTCTGATCGTGACGTAGATAGAGATGACCCTGTGCTGGTGCAAGTGGTGCAGGAAATGGGCGCTGATGCCGGTGGCAGATTTGCGGCATTAAAGGTAGTTGAGATCCCCGCCGATGTAGAATGGCAAATAGAAGAATACGACGGTCTGGAGTGGGTGGCCGAAAAGCATAGAACTTGGGATTGAATTGTGCTATAATAATATCATGGAACCAGGACTACATCGAATCTACGTCAGCGTCACCACACAAGAGCAATGGTATTCGATCATGCGAGAGTGCCGAGATTGGTTTGGAAAAAACTGGCGCACACAACCTCGAGTAAAGAGAAAACTCACGGAAAACTCTCGCTACGGGAAAAATCGTCCTGGAGTATCCGTATGGTTTGAAGTGCCTGATCTGCGTTTTGCTACCTGGATCTCGGTCAAAATGAGTCTACAAGTGGCTGGGGAGGACAAGCATAAAGCCGGTAAATAGTTCTATGTTTCTCACATACTTGATGCTGGCTGTGGCGCTGTGCCTCAGCGCCATCGCCGCATTCTATTCGATCATAGGTCTCACTGCCATATTTGCCGCGGCTGTGATTCCTGTGGCCGTCATGGGAACCATATTGGAGATAGCCAAACTAACGGTCACTGTATGGTTGCATGAATACTGGCATCGTTGTAAACGAGCCATGAAAATATACTTGGTGCCTGCGGTGGGTATGCTGATGTTGATCACTTCCATGGGCATCTTTGGCTTCCTGTCAAAGGCCCATCTAGATCAAGCAGTTCCCACTGGGGATGTGGCCGCACAAGTGGCCTTGCTAGACGAAAAGATAAAGACACAGCGAGACAACATCGAAGCCGCCCGACGTGCCCTGGCCCAGATGGATGCGGCTGTGGACCAAACACTCAGCAGATCATCTGACGAGAAGGGTGCTGACAAAGCCGCGGCACTGCGCCGTGCTCAGGCCCGTGAGCGTGGCAACCTGCAAGGAGACATCTCTCGCGCACAGACCGAGATAGCAAAATTAAACGAACAACGGGCACCCATAGCCGCAAATCTACGCAAAGTAGAAGCCGAGGTAGGTCCAATCAAATACATAGCGGCCTTGATCTATGGAGACAATCCTGATGCCAACTTACTGGAAAAGGCCGTGCGTTGGGTGATCATAATACTTGTGGTAGTGTTTGATCCCTTGGCCATATTCATGTTGTTGGCCGCCACTGAGAGTTACAAGTGGGAAAAATACGGTGCTCGAGATGATCCCGATGAACCAGAAAATCCGCCACCTGACAGCCCAGTGATGGATCGCATAAACGAATGGCGCGACAAAATAAAAAAATGGAGGCAACCCAATGGTACCAATGCTGATGATGGCCAACCTATTGCCCAGGATCTGGCTAGACAACCTGACAGAGATGATGCTGATGTTCAACCCACCGCTCCGATGGTGGCTATCCCACCTACGCAATGGGGCGGGCAAGATCTAACAAAACAAATCGTTGAAAATAATCGGCCCGGTGAACCTGTTTATGTCGACATGCCGGACATTGTCACTGTGCGTCCGGATGTGCAGTATGTAGGTGATGCCGATGAAGAAGAAACTCCTGAAGAAAAAGATCCTGTAAAAAGGGCCAAGCGCCAATGGAAAGCGGACAATCCTGATGACACTTTACACAGACACGAAAAATTGTTGGCACAGGGCAAGATAGAACGACTACCATGGGAACAGAGTCTACAACTGCAGGCAGATGATCAAGAACAATATGCCAATGTTGATTTTGGAACACGATTCCCTACAACTCCCGGTCGTGGGGATGCGTTTATCCGTGTAGATTTCCTGCCAACTAAACTGTTCAAATGGAATGGTGCGAAATGGATTGAAGTGGACAAAGAAATCACTGATTCATTCACCTACAATGATGAGTATATCGAATATCTAATCGCCAAGATCGGTTCTGGTGAGTATGATGCTGATCTGCTCAACGAAAACGAAAGACAACAAATAGAAGCTAGGCTACGAGATGATCCCAAATTCAACGGTCCAGCATGAAAGAAGATACTTCATACGAACTTTGCAGTTTCTGCAACAAACACAAAGACGATGTTAAAAAACTCATAGTGGCCAATGATGTGGCCATCTGCAACGATTGCGTGGATCTTTGCCAAAAACTCTTGCAAGAGGATCCGGTAACGAGAGAACACAATCACACAGACATTGATCCTCAAGAACTCAAACGTTATCTAGATCAGTATGTGATAGGGCAGGACCGTGCCAAGGTTGTCTTGGCAGTGGCCATCGCCAATCATTACAAACGCATACAGAATCGCGATCCTGAAATAGAACTAGACAAGGCCAATATCCTGATGCTGGGCCCCACAGGATCGGGCAAGACCCTGCTGGCTCGCACCGTGGCACGTTATCTCGACGTGCCTTTTGCCATCGCAGATGCCACTAGCATAACCGAAGCCGGATATGTGGGCGATGATGTAGAAAGTCTCATACAGCGATTGCTCACTGCCGCTGGTGGCGATGTGGAAAAATGTCGTCGTGGTATAATATTTGTTGATGAAATTGACAAGATCGCTCGAAAAAGCGAATCAACATCTATCACCAGAGATGTGAGTGGTGAAGGTGTGCAACAGGCCCTGTTGAAGCTGGTAGAAGGCACAGTATGCCGAGTTCCGGCTGGTGGCGGCCGCAAACACCCTGGTGGCGAAATGATCGAAATAGACACTGCCAATATACTGTTCATTGCCGGCGGCGCATTCGTGGGCCTAGACCAGATAGTGAAGAAACGACTGTTCGGGTCCTCCATGGGATTCAATGCTGAAGTCAAAGTATCAGGTGACGTGGATCTACAAAAGACCATGCCCGATGATCTGGTAAAATTTGGTCTGATACCTGAATTCGTCGGCCGTTTCCCTAGTTGGGTCAGCCTAGATGAACTGACCACGGATGATCTGGTGCATGTGCTCACAGATACCAAGAATTCATTGATACGTCAATATCAACACCTGTTTGCTTCAGACAGCATAGATCTTGATTTCGAGAACGAGGCCTTGACCACCATAGCACAGCGTTCTGCAGATTTCGGTACTGGTGCCCGCGCCTTGCACAGCGAACTTGAGCGTGTGTTGATGCCACACATGTTCGCTATCAAACGCTATCGTGATCGGGGGATAAACCGCGTAGTTATTAACCGAGAGCAAATAAATAACCCACAACCCGTTTACAAGGAGGAATAGTTTGGGTAAAACAGTGATCGTTCCGGATGGCAATGTAGAAAAGGCCCTGCGCCGATTCAAAAAAAAGATACAGAATTCAGGTCTGTTGTTCGAACTCAAAGAACGTGAGACCTATGTCAAACCCACTACCCGCCGTAAACTCAAAGCCTCTGCCGCTAAAAAACGTTGGCAAAAATATCTACGTAGCCAGCAACTGCCTCCCAAAAAGTTCTAATGTATATCCGGTTCCGGTTGCCACAACACGGCGACTATCACCGCACCCTGGAATTCATCAAACAGCAGGTGCAAAGTTGGGCTGAACAATATGGTGTGAGATACACGCAAAAAACCATAAAATACGAACATCGTGTGGCTTTTGATCACGACGAAACCTATACCATGTGGGCCATGACATGGAACCCACCAGAACAGTTCCGGCGCTGGTTGGAATATGAATTGGTTAATGTGGCCGGCGAGCGATATTGACAACTCTCAAAAAATCCTGTATAAATATATTTGTAGGTGCCGATGGTCGGGCCTACATAGTCAACTTGCTTAAAAAAGGAGAATGTTATGACTAAAATCACATCTTTTGATCTCACCCCCTTCTATCGTAATACCATTGGCGTCGACCGCTTGTTCGACCGTATCATGGATCAGTTTGACCATGCCGCGCAAAGCCAGAACTACCCGCCTTACAACATCCTGAAAACAGGAGAAGACACCTATGAAATCCAGGTGGCAGTGGCTGGGTTTGCCGAAGGTGAAGTGAATGTAGATTTCCATGAAGGACAGTTGGTGATCACCGGTGAAAAGAACACCGATGACTCAGAATTGAACTATCTACATCGCGGTATCTCGGCTCGCAAGTTCCTGCGCACATTCCAACTGGCTGATTATGTAGAGGTTCGCGATGCTGTGATGAAAGACGGCATCTTGAACGTGCATCTACAGCGCATCGTGCCCGAAGAAATGAAGCCAAAGCGTATTGCAATCTCATACGCAAAATAATATAATAGCGTAAATACAGTGGAGGGCACCCGCCCTCTACTGAGGACAAAGGGAACGACATGTCAGAAACTGCTACACAACCCAAAACTAAAACAACCGTCAGGCCCAGAGAGGTGCTCAAAGAACCTCCCATGTTCAAAGTTATCTACATCAATGACAATAAAACTGCCATGGAATTCGTGATTGAAAGCCTGGTAGAACATTTTGATTACAGCCCCTCAACAGCAGAAAAAATCACTTTCGACATCCATGAAGCAGGATCTGCAGTGGTGGCCGTGTTGCCCTATGAGATAGCCGAACAAAAAGGCATCGAAGTCACTGTGATGGCACGTGGTGCCGGGTATCCTTTACAGGTCAAACTAGAGCCAGATTCGGCCTAGAGACTTATTTCAATCCTACGAGGGTAATACACAGGCTTGCACCAAGGTGTGTTGCCTCTTCCTCTACAGTTGTTGACATATCTGATGCCTTGTATGGTGGTATCAACATCGCCGTGGTAGTGTCCAAAACACCAAGTAGAGATCTTGCTCTCGGTGTCCTCGCCCAATACCTGCGTCATATAACTGTTGCCTGAACAGTTGATCCTATAGCTGTCGGCTATCTCGATGTCATGATGTATGAGATCCAAACGCGGTGGAGTATGGGTGATCAACACTATTTTTTTCACGTCTTGATGCGTCTGCAATCTACGCACTGATCTGGCCAGATAAGCGAAATCCTGCATGCTCATGGATTCTATGGCATCCGAAACTGTCCTATCAACTTGGTATCTGTCTTGGAACCACAACCGCGTCTGATCATAGTCCACTCCAGGTTCAAAATCGAAACTCCACCAACCATTGGTACCCAGGAATGCTACACCATCAACGATGACTACATTGTCTTGGAGATAGGTAACATTGGGTATGTCGCTTATTTCTTCCACTAGACTGCGATAACTGTCCCCAAGATCGTTCAAGGTCCATCGATGCTCGTCGTTGCCATCTATGAACATCACTGCACGATATCGTTGGCTGAGTTTTTCCAAAGCATCTTTGACCAAGGCACGGTCTCGAGACACATCTCCGGCCACCACACAAAGAGTAGCAGTGGCCTGTCCTTCCCAATCAAATGGTTGATCCCAAGTTTCCACATGGAGGTCTGAAATTAAATCAAATGCTATTGGCATGATACATATTTAAAAGGATTTTTTATGCACATAATATTTGGCAAAGAAACAGCAGAGGGGTTGAAGGACAAATACACGGTGTTGGAACTGGATCAGATACAGATACAATCCAATGGTCCGATTTTGGACAGTTTCTGTGTGTTGGACACTGATGCAGTGAGATTGGAAGAAATAGGTACCATGCCTAATATCATCAATCTCCATGCCAAACTCATGGAAAACTATCGCAAGCGGAATTGGGGTTTCTGCGAACAGGCCATAGAACACCTACACGGACGCTGGGGCGGCACGCTGAACAGCTTCTATGATGAAATTTCTCAGAGAATCGCTAAGTATAAACACAAGGACCCAGGTCCGGATTGGAACGGCGTATATGAAAAATTTAGTAGCGACCGTTAGTGTCGCTTTTTTACTGTCGGCTTGTGCTTTATTCCCTAGTTATTTTGACTATAATGAGCAAGCCCGTTTGGTAGACATCATCGAACTGACCAAGACAGATGCAGTATGTGCCACTGAAGAAATCAGAACAGTGAGCAGAGATATACGCCACAAAGTAGATTGGCTGACCACATACAGTGCCAGCTTGCCTGACAATTCCAAGATACAAGAGATGAATCGTAATCTCAGTGAAATAGTGGGAGATTTTGATCAACGCTATCGTGGAGACCGACCACCTAGTAAATTTTTCTGTAGTGCCAAAATTAAAAACATAAACGAAGCCGCTCGCAAGATGTTGTCAGTGAGTGGAAGGAGACCTCGAGCATGAACATTCAACAAGTGGTAGAAAATTTCTGCAGACAAAACAATGCCTTGGGATATCGAGTGCAAAAAGCCTTGGAATATCGTGATGCATTGTCGCGAGGTGATGTCAACTCAGCAGAATTCCAGGAACTCATGGAAGATCTGCAACGCCTTGACAACATCCAACTGTCAGCAGATGAACTGGATCAACAGATACTGTTCAACGACTGCATCAATCTGCTAAAAAATATACCAATCTCTTAGTAACAAATAAAACTACCGCTTATTTTTTGTCTTGGCTCCGTTAAATATTATGTCGCCTAAGGAGCTAGACAAAAGATGTTTTATAACTATAAAAAACTCTGGGCGGGCGTAGTTTTATCACTATCTATGACCGCAGTAGTTGCACAGACCGATCCAATCATCACAGATTCCACCAGCAGGTCTACGTCGACTACCAATTCCAGTTCTACAACCACTATCAAAAGTCCGCCACCAACGGCAGTGGCACCCGCTGTGACCACCATCAACAATGATGTGTGTGCCGTGGCCGCGTCAGGTGCTGTGCAGACTCAGATCCTGGGTATCTCCATGGGGGGAACCATGCGTGACATGAACTGCGAACGCATCAAACTGTCAAAGAATTTATATGACATGGGCATGAAGGTCGCCGCAGTGGCCACGCTGTGTCAAGATGAACGTATATTTACTGCCATGATGGCCGCTGGCACACCCTGCCCAGTAGAAGGTAAAATTGGCGCCGATGCTCGTGCTGAGTGGGAACGTAGAGGTGTGCTAGATTCTACCAAGAAAGAAAACGTGGGGCATTATGCTACCAAGCCGCCCGTGATTGACTTGAGCAAGCCCGCAGAAAAATCTCCACGCCGAGACGATTTTGCCTGTAAAGATTACGCCGGTAACGACCCTACAATCAAAGAAAGAATGGGTTGCAAATAAATGAACATCTGGTTGCGGTTCTGGATCTTCTGGTCAGTGGCCACGTTTGCGCTATGGTTGCACCAGCCGGCACGGGCACAAACAGCTACATCTAATCTGATCAATCCTGCGGGCACAGCCTGGGGTATACCTAGTGCCCAGGTCCTGAACACAGCAGGTATCACTGCTGTGGAAGGTGGTGGTGTGTATGTGCCAGGCAGTCCTTACTACAACAGTGACACCAACACCATTAGATTCAGTTATATCATGGGCACAGTGGCACAGAGCATTGCCATCAACTCGGCTTTGGCCGGCACCGGCATCAAATGGGTGGGCTATGACTATTCTTGGGAGATACAAAATTCTCCGGGACAGTATGGAGGGACTCTGTTCAGCACTATCTCGCTAAATGGCAACAATGGTAAGGCCTTGGAATCATATACTTACAACTATCCGCAAGGTATCACACCAGCATCCTCATGGTTGCTGGATTCAGGACGCAAATTGTTTTCTCAGAGCGGCGGCTATACTACCGGACAGGTAACCAGTCTCGACGTTACCTGGACTGGCAAGGACAGTCTTTTCTGGATGGGTCTTTATGGTCCGCGTGTGCGCAACACTGATGTGAGACTGTTGTATGATGCGGACCAGTGTGCGATCAATCCCATCAGTGATCCCACTTGCCCTGGCTACCAGACTGCGATGTGTAGCGCCAATCCTCTTTTCAGTGCTTCTTGTCCGGGATATGCCCAGGCATTTCTCACACAACAATGTAGCATCTCTGCCTTGTATGATCCTTCATGTCCGGGCTATCAACAGGCCTATTTTACGCAACAATGCACGGCCAATCCCTTGTATGATCGTTCCTGTCCTGGTTACAACACAGCCTACGTCACGCAACAAAACACACAGGCCGCATCAACGACCACGACAACCACATCTACGACCACCAGCTCGGTATCATTGACTGGAACTGTATCTACCACAGAACCTACCTTGACCATAGCCACTGACGGCTCGGTATCTACCGGCGTGGCAGTTGTACCTGACAGCCAAGTCAACACTGTGGTTACCAAGAAAGTTGAAACCACTGCCAGCCCTACTGGCACATTGAGCATACAGATCCAGACCAAACCCTCTGCCGAGTCAGAACAGCAGAAAAAAGGTCGAGAAGCCACTGCGGCCGAGCGTGAACTCGCACTGAAAGAAGAAAAGAAACGCGAAGAAGAATCTAGCGACCGACGCAAACAATTGGCCGAACGCCAGCGTCGTGCTGCCATGGAAAATGCTGTGGCACGTGGTCGCGAAGCCATACGTGAAGCCGATTCGGCCAAGACCTTGGATGAGCAGATGGCCAATCAATCTTATGTAGTGGCCACCATGAGTTTTGTGCCGGGCTTTGAAGCCTATGGTCAGGCTCGCCTACCAGATGCACAATTTTACGCACCTAGAGAAATCTATCGTGGACAACAGAACGTGGATAACCGCAGATTGTTGCAGGGACTCACTGGTGCTTCGGACCGACGCCATGCAGACATGGTCGACAGACAGTATGCGAGATGATCATGGAGATACCCAAAGATTTATCCGGTGGCCTGAATGCCTTGAAACAGGCCAAGAAACTGGGAGATGACACCAGTAAATTTGTTGGCGAAATACAAGGCGACATGGAGAAAACTGTTCAGAATGAACAGAAAAAGCGAGTCCAGGAACGGCGCCAACAAGAACAACTCTTGATCAATGCAGAACTCACAGCCATACGTAAATTTGAAGAAGAACTACAACGAGAAGAGTTAGTAAAAAAATTAAAAACAGATTTGACTGCGAAGCATGGCAAGGATGCTTGGAATCAAGTGCAGAAGATCAAGACGGAGATACAGACGCAGAATGCACAAGACATGAAGTTTATTGACAGAGATCGCCATCGGGTGCAGGATCTGTTCTGGTACTGCGTGGGCGTGGCTGCTTTGCTCACATATTTTTTCAAACTATATAAGGTATGATCGTGGCCAAATTATTTGCCGTGGTAGCAGTGCTAGTGGGTTTGTTGGGCATCTGGTTGGAGCATCAGAGCATAGCAATAAAACAAGGCACGATACAGAATAGATCTCAATGAACAGAGGTCTGATCAAGTCGCTAAAAAATTACAACGCCAACGAGGCGTGCAATAAAAGGAGAAGGAAATGGGAGAAGAAATCAAAGACGTAAACAAAAAGATCGATGACATGGATGCGGCGGTGAAAAAATACGCCAGCAAAGACACAGTGATCTCCATTGGAGGTTATGAGTTTACGCCAGCTAAACTCATGGTGGCTGCCACCATAGTATCGTCTGTGTTGGGCGGATTGTATGGAGCTTTTGAAGTATACAAAGACTACCAGAGCATGAAGAAAAAGATCGCTGAGTATGTCACGCCAGATCTAACAGAAATTTACAAGAAACTGGAACTGGTGCAACAGAGTTCAGAAAAAGGCACACAGTATACGCAAGACATCAAGAACGATCTCAAGCAAGATATCCGCAGGCTAGAAAATGTGGTAGAACAAGTAGAGCGCAGTAGCAAACAAAGCCAGCGCGAAACTGAAAAAGATGTGCGCGAACTGCGACGAGAAGTAGACGACAAGATCAAAAAAGCCCTAGATAATCCCTTGGCAGGCAAATAAGCGCTCGACCCGCTTCGGCGGGTTTTTTGTTAAATACAGCAAACAATAAACTAGGAGCTCGAATGAACGATCGTAAACTGTTCAAATGGTTGGCCTTGCTGATTTTCATGCCCTTGATGCTGGCCATATTTGGCGGTGATAGATTCCGCTATCCCTGCCAAGATCCTGCCAACTGGGACAAAGACATGTGTAAGTTACCCGCTTGTGATGTCACAAGGACCTGCCCAGATCACATATTCAAAGGTGGCCGCGATCCACGTCTAGGCCCGCCCAGTGCTGGAACTACGACTGCATCGGCACCCCAAACAACTCTAGGAGCGAATTGCAAATGATTTTTAAATTTTTCAAAGAAAAAGATCAAGAAGATCCATTTATCTACACCGAAGATCAGCTCATGGCCCGCCTGCGTTTTTTCATAGGTGTTTGCTTGGCGCTGACACTGACAGGCATAGTGTTTGTGGTGCTGTATTCAATCATATTCGTCACCCAGCCACTCAACGCTATGAGCCCCATAGATCAGAAGTTTTTTGAACTGATCATACCCATTGCTACGTTCCTTACCGGTACGCTGTCGGGCATCATGTTGGCCGGCAAAGACGATAAAGAAGCCAAGATGAAAGCCCTGGAAGCGGCCACGAGATCTACTCCTGTGAGTGGTAATCCCAGCAACAGCGGCACCAGTGGCATGGGAGGCCTGAGTGCATCTGCCAGTTTTGGCGGAGCATCAATGAGTTTTAACAAGCCCATGGGCGGATTCGGCGCACCCGGTGCCGCACCTACAGCACCCAGTTTTGGAGCACCTGCACCATTTGTAGCATCCTCGGGCAAGATGGGACCAGCACAGGATCCACACCCTGAGATCTGATGAGCTGGTTCAAACACAGCCCTCACAGATATGAAAAAAATCATCGCCCTCATCCTCGCCATCCTACCGATCTCAGCGATGGCGAGCGAGTGGACCGAGCGGGACAAACCAGTGACCTGCGGCCCATTCCGGGAGATAGTGGAAACTTTGATGAAAGACAAGTATCGAGAGTTTCCACTGTGGATCGGAAAAAGTAGTCAAGACACCAGCCAATTCAGTCTTTTTCTCAATGAAACCACCGGAGCCTGGACTCTGGTGCAGTATGGTCGCGTCACCGGTTGTATCTTGGGCGTGGGTGAATCCTCTGACATCGTAAATGGGAATTTTCTTCCAAAATCTCAGCGATTTTGATTCTGAAGAAACTTTTTTTGACAACCACCAAAAAATACCATAAAATAAACCTTGTATGAGACAAATTCAGGGCCGGTTGGTTAAATATAGCCCATTTTGTAATATACGCCGATATCTGTGGTAATATTGGATTTACATATTACTACGGTTCGAAACCTGTAAACAAGGAGGAAGTTATGACAGAGACAACATCAAAGTCAAGAACGCACCAAGTTGACATGGCCAAACTTTTTGTAAGTCTGCCCCGTGTGATCGGCCTAATGATCGTAGCATCGATCTTGATCACAGTCACCAATTTGCGTCTGGATGCTCTTGCATCTGACAACGAAGCGGCCTCATGGCGCCAAGGCTTCGTGTCCACAGCGGATCGCTCCAAGCAACTAGAATGCTTGGCCCGCAATATCTATTGGGAAGCCGCCTCTGAGCCTTTTGAAGGCAAAGTGGGTGTGGCCCAAGTCACTATCAATCGCGTAGAAGACGGTCGTTTTGGCAAGGACGTCTGTGGAGTGGTTTATCAAAAGAACGTGGTATACGAAAAGGTCGTATGCCAATTCTCTTGGTACTGTGAACCACATCACAAGGTCCGACCCATACACCCTGCACTATGGGATGAGAGCATGGAAGTGGCCAAGAAGGTCCTATTAGAGGGATTCCGACTGCCCAGCCTCAAGGAGGCCCTGTATTTCCATGCTGACTATGTAAATCCGGGTTGGCCCAACATGCAATACGTGGGCAAGTTTGGAGCACACAGATTCTACAAGAAGAAGGAGAAGGGCGCATGAGCAAGTTTTTCCAATTCATAGGAAATGTCCGAGCAGGATTCAGCCAATATCTCGCCAATCAGTTACACACGGTCTCAGCCGAAACACTGGGATGGCTGGCAGTGATCCTGATCCACTCGGCCACCATACCCACATTGCTGGCCATACTCACGGGACTCAGTGATCGCACTCCTTCTGTAGACGTGGTGCTGTTTATGTGGGCTGGTCTGGTGCTGTTGTTTGGACGAGCAGTGGTGCTCAAGGATACGTTAAACATTGTCACAATTGGTGCCGGATTCATCATCCAGGCTGTGATCATGGCGCTGATATTGTTCAAGTGACCCTTGGTTGAGTCGTAGATGTCTGACCAGGTGCAAGGTGTATTTGTTAGATCGCGGACTCTGAGGCAAGTGTTGCTTTCGCCATTGACGCACATACCACCAGTATGAAGGATCCAATTTGTTCTGGGTCCTTCCATATGCTTGCATGACGTTATGGTAAAGTTCATCTTTTATGAATTTCAGGAAATTATCCGAAAAGAACCGTTGTTTATTTCTCTGGGCCACGGCCCAGCAATGAGCAAGTATTTCATTGAGTTGTTCGGGAGCCATTGAAGACAACCTGTCAACCTCTTTGAGTATGAGATCAAGGCGGGTGGAATGATCGGACTCATGATCGTATGACTCATCAATCCAAGGGCTAAAAGTCTCAAATCCATAGTATTTTAACACTGCCAGGGCGCCGGGTCCGGCAGCCAAGATAAATGGATGTCCGCAGGCTATGGGCCTGAGTGTTTTCTCAGTCAAGTGTATCCTTGGATCTTCAAACAGAGTTTCCAAGATCAGGCTTATACCAGTCTTGCAAAAATCTTCACTGTTATAATAGGCGCTGGCCATGGCATCTGCTGTTGTAGGATTTGCAAAATCACATTGTCCATTGTGTTTTAGATGATCCATGACCTGTTGGCGATATTGTCTGGTACCAGTCTGATCTCTGCAATATATCAAAAATATTTTTTTGATCTTTTTTCTCTCGAGACTTTGATCATGTTGGGCAAATCTATACCAATCACGGGCAATCAACGCATGGCTCCACCAGTAAGCGCCGCAATAACGACCAGTGGATTCATATTTTTGCAGTTGAGGGGAATTGATTTCAGAATGCAATAGGATCCATTGTTTTTGCCAAGACCATACTATGGTGTTTCTGAGATTTTGATCCTGCACAGGAAAGTTATAATCCTGTCGATTGAACTCTTCGGTTTTGTGTAACAACGGCTGTCCATCTTGATACAGTTCATAATTCAGTGGTTCTTGATCATGACAAAACAATACCGGTTGGAAATTCCTAGCCAATGAAAATCTGCTTAGTCCTATCTGATCTGGATCTAAGAAGGTTTCTCCCAGCAGATTATCTATGCCATTGGGTCCTTTTGTGTGTTCATAGTCCTTTTGGTAGTCCAAAACGTTCTTGAGATCTTTATTACCCCATTGGTAAAAATACAACAACCAGAAACGTTTTTCTGTGACCTGATGTATAAAATCGTATAAATTATGAGCAGGCACTGTCATTTAATGGAGGAAACAATGAATATAGGTTTTATTGGTCTAGGAAAACTGGGTCTAGACTGTGCAGAGGTATTTGCTGAACGTTACACAGTCCGAGGGTATGATATATATCCGAGGTATAGTGATACCGTTGAAGTTTGTGGCATTGACGAAGTGGTCAAAAAAAGCGACTGGATCTTTATCGCTGTGCCAACTCCACACGCCGAGGGCTATGATGGATCAGTGCCCAGCTCGCACATGGAGCCTCGAGACTTTGGGCATGATGCGGTGAAAGACGCTATTAGTCAGATCAATGAACATGCTGACACACCCAAGCGTGTGGTATTGATCTCTACAGTGTTGCCGGGAACCACACGCAGACATTTTGCCAACTTGTTGGGTCCACAGCATCAGTTCCTTTATAATCCTTACCTCATAGCCATGGGCTCGGTCAAATGGGATATGGCCAATCCCGAAATGGTCATGATCGGGACAGAAACTGGTGATGCATCTGAGATGCGTGATCTAATCGATCTATATCGCCCGTTGATGAAAAACAATCCCCGTTATGTCACAGGTACCTGGGACGAGTGCGAAGCCATCAAGATTTTCTACAACACATTCATTTCTGCCAAGGTTGGACTGGTGAACATGATACAGGATTTTGCGCTGAAGATTGGCAACATCAATGTGGATGTTGTGACCGATGCCCTTGCCCAATCAACCATGCGTATCATGGGACCCAAATACATGACCGCGGGCATGGGCGATGCAGGTGCTTGCCATCCTCGAGACAACATCGCCTTGCGTTGGTTGGCCGAAGAGTATGACATTGGCTATGACTTGTTTGACACCATCATGCATGCTCGAGAAATACAAGCAAAAAATCTAGCACACTTTTTAGTAGACCAAGCCAAAGAAAAGAATTTGCCTATAGTCATACATGGCAAGGCATACAAGCCTGATGTTGCCTACTGTATCGGTAGCTACTCCACGTTGATAGGATTCTATATCAAGGAGGCCGGTTATTCTGTGAAATACTTAGATCCCTTGGCAGATGACAGCGACGATGTAGTCCAATCGATCACTGGTCCTTGTGTATTGTTGCTGGCACACAATCGACAAATCACCTATGGATACACTGGTGATGTGAGAGATGACACGTTCTATTCTCCCATAGCCTATGGTTCTGTCATTGTTGATCCTTGGCGGAAAATGCCTTCTACACCACAATATAATGTGATCCATTATGGCAACACACGAGATGGCCGGACTGGATTATAAAATTTACAGTTTGGATGTTTTTTGGGATGATGAATTCAAGCATCTAGATTACATCCAAGAGCCGTTCAACGATTCAGAAGATGTGAGACGATGGATGGCCCAAGGATATCAACCCAAAATATGTGGATCCATGGCAGACATGAAAGGACGTCAACCCAGTTGGAATCATCTTTTCGTAGACTATTTTTCTGCCATGGGGTGGAAAGATATTGGAACATCTTACTATAGAATGACTTCCGGAACAGTGATGCCAGTGCATCAAGATCGTTATGTAAAGTATGTAAAATTGTTTGGACTGGAAGGTCAAGAATACAACATACGCCGGGCATTGGTGATGTTGGAAGATTGGCAGTCGGGACACTATCTAGAAGTGCAGGGCGATCCTGTGGTCAAATGGCATGCAGGCACAGTGGCAGAATGGATTTATGATGTGCCGCACATGGCAGCCAACATCGGTCTTGAAGATCGTTACACTCTACAAATAACAGGACATCTGTGAAAATATCTAGCTACAATGAATGGGATCCTTTGCGATCCATAGTGATAGGATCTGCCAAGCATGCCAATTGGCCTAGCCAAGATCCTGTGTTTGCCCTGGAAAGTGAAAAGACCTTGTGGAAAGAAACACCAGTTCCATCAGGTCCTGTGCCACAATGGATAGTGGATGAAGCAGAATCTGAACTGGATGATCTCGCACACAAACTCACTGGGCTAGGTGTAGAAGTATACCGTCCACAAGAAATAGATTTTGTTGCCTTGGGAGGGATGTATAACTATTGCCCCAGAGATAGATTATTGGTAGCCGGCGAAACCATAGTGGATCCTGCCATGATGTATCCTTGCAGAGACATGGAATTGGCGGCCTATCATGATGTAGTTGATTCTTGTGAAAGATATCTGCACATGCCGCGCAACGAAGGCATGATATTGGACGCAGCCAATGTGTGCAGACTTGGCGATACTTGGCTATATCTAGAAAGTGCATCGGGCAATCGTAAAGCCTATGAATGGCTGTGCGAACAATTTCCACATATCACGATAGAACTTTGCAATTTTTATTCTGGCGTGCATATAGATTCTACCATAGTCCCGATCAGAGAAGGATTGGTCATTGTCAATGCCGCACGAGTCACACCAGAAAATCTGCCTAGGGCCTTGAAAGATTGGGAAGTGCTCTACGTTGACTATGTCAAAGAACAGGGATTTTATCAATACCCCTATGCTTCTAAATGGATAGCCTTAAATATGCTCGTGGTAGATCCTAACACAGTGATCATGGACAGTGATCAACGGGTGCTACAAAGAGAGTTAGAAAAACACGGTATCACAGTGATAGGACACCGATTGAGTCACAGTCGCACCTTGGGCGGTGGTTTCCATTGCGTGACGCTGGACCTATGGAGAGAGCATGCTTGACGCACAACAACTGGCACACATAGTCGAACAAGAAATACGCAACGAAGCACGACTGCAGGTGCAACAGGCAGTGAGTCAACCCGAATGGCTCCAGGATCTCGAACAGCAGATCATTGGGTTCGTGCAGGATCGTATCACGGCTAGATTCAGCAATATCGGAACCTTGCCTGATCTCGTGACCACTGTGGAACACAAAGTAGGCGAAATGTTTGCCAGCGGATTTGTTCCTGATTTGAATTCCTATGTTGATCAGGACAAGATCCGCCAGACAGTGGATCTAGCCGTAGAACGTTTTGTTGAAAATACCATCAACAATCTGTCTGTGGATCCGCAATGGGTTACCAAAATTGAAACGCTGATAGCACAGCGCACAGAAGATCGCCTACGCAATCTCTTGAGAGATATAGATCTAAATGCCAAGATTTCTCAGGCCATAATGGAAAACAAAGACCAGTTGATCACTGCTATCAAGAGAGATTTCCGCACTGCGGGCATAGTTGATCAATCCGGCTCCACCCAACTCACAGTCATGGACGGAGTGGTGGTCATCGAGCACGAAACTGTCACACACGATCTCACAGTGGAACATAACGTGAAGATCAACGGAGATGTCTTGGTCCAAGGTGACCTGGGCATACAAGGTCGCATCAACACTGACAACCAAACCTGGCAGGATCTCAGCCGCCATGTGGGCAATGTTACCTATGACCGCATCAAACAGGATTTCGCCAGCGAATTGATCGCCACAGTGATTGATTCTACCAAATCCGGCATTGAAATCGAAAACATCACAGTGGATGGGCACCCATTGGTCACGGGCAACACTCTCAGTGCCGGAGTGGTCAATAGCAATATCAAGAAACTAGGCACAGTGGAAAATCTCGAAGTATCGGGGACCACAAATCTAGCCAAGACTTTAACTGTGCAAAAAAATCGCGTTGGCGTCAACACACAAGAACCTGACAGCGCACTCAGCGTATGGGACGAAGAAACCAATCTCGCTCTGGGCAAATACAGCAAGAACACCAGTTTCATTGGCAGCAATCGAAAACAAAATTTGGTGATCGGTGTCAATCGCCAGAATCACATAGAAGTAGACAGTGATGGCATGGTCACTGTGCAACAACTGCGGATAGCACGTAATCGCTTGTCATGGAGCACTGAAGTGCCCGGTTACAGTGGCACCAAGGGTGACATAGTGTTTAATACCAATGCCAGTGATGGTATCTTTGCATGGGTATGTCTTGGTGCATTCCGTTGGCAAACTGTGAGGATGTCACAGTGAGGATAGTGTGTGTGCTGGCCGACGAGTTCTCGGCAACTCATATCGAGCCTGGGCAACTCAAAGACATAGGGGCTCTCTGGGGATCTTGGCGCACATGGCGTGCCTGGCAGACAGACAATGTTCTGTGCCACGATTTTTCCAAGGCCGACGAATTGATAAAAAGAGCGTTCCATGCTGTGTGCAATCTCTACATACCCAACAAGAACTATGGTGCGTTGAACAGACCTTCCAAGGTAAATCTATATGATGGAGATTTTCCAGGAGAGTTCGACCACCCTGAAGAGATCGTGTCCATGCATCTCGTGGCTGACTCCGCAGATTTGGTTTTGCTTTTTGGTTACGATGTCAGCAAGATTACCGAAACAGACAAGTTCCAAAAGCATAAGAAAACCAATTACCTTAATGCTTTTCGGGCCACCCTAAATACCTATCCTCAAACCCAATTTGTCTTGATTGATCATGCCAATGATTTGGATGCAAGCCTGACCAAAATCCCCAATCTCACTTGCGATAAATTTGAAGCCGTGTTACAATTACTTAATTGATAACTCTTCTAGGCTTTCATGACTGCTCGAATTGGTTTTTGTTGTAAATGGTTAGACGATCCCAGTGAAACTGCTGGCATGAAAGTCAATGCCAAGAATCGTGAACTCAATGGGCGGAGCACTACCATGCGTTGGTTGCGTGAGCATGCAGACCAAGCAGAACAGCGCCAGTGGGACATCATGAATCACAATGCACAGGCCGCTCTCAACATGGTAGAACGTGTGGGCAGTCTACCTCATCATCTACGCATGGTTCGACTGGGGTCTGAAATGCTACAAGGCTACACAGAACCCAACTGGATTGACTGGTGGCAACAAGCAGACATCCAACGACACCTAGAAAAGATCTTTGCTCCTGTGGGTGCCCGTGCCCGAGAGTTGGGAGTAAGACTTTCATTCCATCCTGGACAGTTCTGTGTGTTAGCATCAGAGAACGACGGCATCGTGGAACGTAGCATCCAAGAGTTTGAATATCATGCAGACATGGCCCGCTGGATGGGCTATGGCGCCACCTGGCATGATCATGGCTTCAAGATCAATGTTCACCTGTCGGGCAAGGGTGGGCCTGAAAAATTCTTGCGTAGCCTGGGCAAACTTAGCCCCGAGGCACGCAATCTCATAACTATCGAAAACGACGAGATATCAAATGGTTTGGACCTTACTTTGCTTGTGGCTGATAACGTGGCTCTTGTGCTGGACATTCATCACCATTGGGTCAAAACAGGAGAATACATCGATCCCCAAGATGATCGTGTTCAGCGTGTGGTTGAGTCTTGGCGTGACGTTCGCCCTGCTATGCATTACAGTGTTAGTCGCGAAGATATTCTTGTTGATCATGATCCCCGAGTTCGCCCAGATCTTGCTGGACTTCTTGCACGAGGTCATAAAAAACAGCAACTCCGCGCCCACTCGGATTTCTATTGGAATTCGGCTGTGAACGACTGGGCCGCTGGTTTCTCCGATCAGTTTGACATCCAGTGCGAGGCCAAAGGTAAAAATCTAGCAAGAGATGGTTTCGCCAAGCACGTCACTGTGTGATATCCCTTTTGATGTAGAAGTTCCCTATGCCATGCGGCCGCACATGCGACCTTGGCAACCCGGTGAGTCCATACTGACCACGGACAGGGATTTTGATCGATATCAAGACGCCAAACTCAACAACTACAATCCGGTATATGGAGATTCAGCCAGTCGTGAACTGGTTTATCAAGCCGTAGATGCACTGAGAAAATATGATCCCACTGCACCTGTGATCCAAGGAGATGCTCCTGTATGGCAACTAACTCGGGCACTACAGGAAGACTTTGTGATATGGGCACCCAATCGTGCCGGCGAACTCTCTGCACAGATACTGAGTGTGTGCTTGCCATCGGGGTGGGATCCTCAAACCAAAGTCAACAAGACTTTCCTTGAAATACATGAACCCGTGCCAGACTTTGACATAGTCAACAAGGCATCTGGACACATCGCACGTATGATCACTACCCGGGGTCCTTTCATAAGATCAGTGTGGAGTATAGCCAACCGTCCTGCGTTGAGCAGACATCCCAGTGGTGTAGAAGCATGGTCCACGGAGACAATAGATGACATGTGGTTCAGATCGGAACGCCAGACCACTATACCCATACACAGTCAAGCCGCGCTGTTTTTGATCAGAGTCTACATGATACCACTACGGGATGTGTTCCAAGACGCAGATAAAAAACAAAGGATCATCAGCAGTGTGATGAGCATGACTGATGCTGTGATCGAATACAAAGGCCTAGGATACTTGCGGAGTTATTTCGCTAATCGGCGTGTCTAGTCAGGAAATTGACACGCATCTTTCTGGGATGGAAATATTCATCGACCACGGCCTTGGCAGTTTCAATATCAAAAGTTCTGCAACTGAACACATCAAAATAGGCCGTGCCATCTAGTTCCATGAAATGGCCACAGATATTTGATGTGGTGATCAACTGCATGAGGCTGTAGCCCTGTTTGGGGTCTCCGGGCAGGAGATGTTCGATCACGGGTTCTCCGTGTGCTGTCATATCGATACGATCCACTAGATCCTTGACGAATCTATAGATGTTGTCGCGGTTGGATATAGATTCAATATCACAACCACTACAATCCAACATCAGATGATAACCCCAGTGGGAACTCATTTGGCAGCAGGTTTCTTGGCTCTCACTGCTTTGGCACGGACAGCAGGTTTCTTTTCCCCAGCAGGTTTTTTGGCAGCCGGTTTTTTCTTAGGCGCCGCAGCCTCGGAGTATTGTGTGGACATAGGTATCACACCAGGTGTGGTCTGTGGTGCTTCAACTTTGTAAGGGGCCTCTGGGCAAGGACTTACGGTGGGCTTGGAACCAAAAAACTTTTTTAAAAATGCGAGCATTGCAGTCTCCTTTGTTTTATATAGTGTATTTACACAGCATATTATCGAAACCTAGCATATTGCACTGCAATGTAACTAAATATCCTGGCTCAACAGGAGGAAACACCATGCAAGACCGTAGATGGAAGGTATACAAACTGCAACAAGAATGGACAGAAAACCCGCGCTGGACCGGAATCAAACGTGATTATTCAGCCGAGGACGTGGTGCGTTTGCAAGGTTCCAACCCCATAGAATACAGTCTGGCACGGCGTGGCGCCGAAAAATTGTGGCGTTTGCTACATGAACAAGATTATGTCAACACCCTGGGAGCACTCACGGGCATGCAAGCCCTGCAACAGGTCAAGGCCGGTTTGAAGGCTATATATTTGAGTGGGTGGCAAGTGGCCGCTGATGCCAACTTGGCTGGCGCCATGTATCCTGATCAGAGCCTGTATCCCGCAGACTCTGTGCCAGCAGTGGTGCGTAGGATCAACAATGCTTTTACCAGAGCAGATCAGATCGCCTGGATGGAAGACCAAGAAGATCGAGATTTTTTCGCACCCATCGTGGCTGACGCAGAGGCAGGATTTGGTGGTGTGCTCAATGCGTTCGAACTCATGAAGGCCATGATCGAAGCCGGGGCCGCAGGTGTGCATTTTGAAGATCAATTAGCGTCCGTAAAGAAATGCGGACACATGGGAGGAAAAGTCCTTGTTCCAACACGAGAAGCCATCAATAAACTTATTGCCGCTCGTCTCGCTTCTGATGTTATGGGAGTGCCTAGTCTTGTTATTGCTAGAACAGATGCCGAAGCCGGCGATCTTATCACTTCAGATATTGATCCTAACGACGTTCCTTTTCTTACTGGTGAAAGAACTGTGGAGGGTTTCTATCGGACCCGAGCAGGATTCGACCAAGCAGTCAGTAGAGCCCTGGCCTACTGTCCTTACGCAGATCTCGTATGGTGCGAAACAGGCAAACCCGACCTCGACTTCGCCAAGCGATTCGCCGAAGCCATACACCGACAGTTTCCGGGCAAGATGTTAGCCTACAACTGCTCACCATCATTCAACTGGAGGAAGAACCTAGATGCAGACACAATTGGCCGTTTCCAACGTGAACTTGGAGCAATGGGTTACCGTTTTCAATTCATCACACTTGCTGGATTCCATGCTCTTAATCATGGCATGTTTGACCTTGCTCATGGCTATGCTAGGGACGGCATGTCTGCTTTCGTGGAGTTACAAGAGCGTGAGTTCGCGGATGCGAGCCGTGGTTTCGAAGCTGTCAAACATCAGAGAGAAGTAGGAACCAGTTACTTTGACCGCGTGACTACCACAGTGGAGGCTGATGCTTCCACCCAGGCTCTCAAAGGCTCAACAGAAGAAGAACAGTTCCACTGATGGCAAGCACTTGGTCTAGAGTATCTCGACGCAAAAAGATCAAATACGCTGTGATCTCGGTATTATGGTGTGCAGGTCTGGCCATTGCGATATGGATCAATCTGCAATGATGCGTAGCATTGAACGCATCTGGGCTCGAGCCACAGGTCATGTCATGGGCAACACTGACGAAGACCGCCCTAGAGTGCCCATCTTGACCATGAGAGAAGCAAGGGTAGCACTCTGCCTCAAAACGTTCTGGATAGTGATCCATGTGATCACTTGCGGATTCATAATAGCAAATGTCATAAGGCACTGGTAAAATGTTAGAAACCATATGTGAAACATTAGTAGAGGCATACCGCCGCAACTGGATCACCAGTCGAGACGGCAACGTCAGCATTCGGCATCATGATCGAGATCATTTCTACATCACACCATCAGGAGTGAGAAAGCAGACCCTACAACCAGACCAGTTCAAGAAGATCATGATTCTTGAAAATGGTCCAGTGTCTCTCTGGCGAGAAGATTATTACACTGACATCAGCGCCAATCTCAAACCCAGCGGCGAGATTCCTTTGCACTTTGGACTGCAACGACGCATGGGACAACATGCCTCGGAGGTGCGTGTGGTAGTTCACTTGCATCCAACATACTGTGTGGCGGCCATGCACCGTGGCATCAATTTAGGCGACATTGTTGCGGACTTTCCAGAACTCAGTAGATATACCAAGGTAGCACCCAATGTGGGAGATGTGCCGCCTATAAGCCAAGAACTGGCAGATCGTTGCCACGAAAATTTACAATTAGATCAACAAGGCAACATCGCCTTTGACATCGTGGGCATCCGTGGACATGGTGTGGTTGCTATCGATACCTCACCGTGGCGTGCGTTTGAACACATAGAACGGCTGGAACATATCTGCAAGATAGTGTTGGCCTCGGGAGCGTGATGCAGTTCGTCAGCGATCGCGACGTGTATGACTCATGCCCACCACAGTGGTTGTGGGTCTATGACAAACTCATAGTGGCACGAAGACAGGGCATCGCCGCTGGACCGGCTGGTATTCCCGTACCATGGTCCGGAGAATATGTGATAAGACCTATCACCAACATCCGCATGATGAGTCGAGGTGCGCAGATCGTGTGGATGGAAAAAGGTGACAGTGACACAGTGCCCGATGGATTTTTCTGGACCCAGGTGCTCGAAGGTCCGCATGTGTCAGTGGACTACCATTGGGGCCAACAGCATCTCACGGTGCAAGGTTTCAGAGATGATCCTCGGAGATTGGATCGTTTTTCACGGTGGTGTCGAACGGATTTAGATCGGCCTTTTCCTGGGATGTTGCACGATCTCAAGTATTATCAGGAATGGATCAACGTAGAATACATCGGCGATACAGTGATCGAAGTGCATCTACGATACAATGATGATTTCGCCAATCATGATAGTGATGAGATCTGGCCTGTATGGCCCGAATCCAGCCAACAACAGCCTCCCGGTACACAGTGGTATCACAGCCCTGCTGGTAGTAGATTGGGCTTCTGGATCAAGGATAAGTAATTTG